TGCGCCCACCATCGCTACCGCCCTAGGCGGACCAGTGGCAGGATTGGCTGTAAAAGCAGTATCAAATGCCCTTTTCGGTCATGAGAATGGCACCGAAGACGACATTATGTCGGCTCTTGCCAATCCAACCGGGGACCAATTGGCACAGCTTAAAAAGATTGATGCTGACTTTAAAGTTCAAATGAAGTCTTTGGACATTGATCTAGAACGCATTTCTGAACAGGATCGCGATTCAGCCCGCAATATGCAAATTGCTACCCGCGATTGGATACCCCGCGTGTTGGCGGTAGGTGTTACGGTCGGTTTTTTTGGCATCATTGCATATATCCTTCACTTTGGCCTTCCAGCCACAGGTGGCGAGGCTCTTTTGATGCTGATCGGTACGCTTGGCACGGCTTGGACTAGCGTCATGGGCTTCTATTTTGGCTCATCCGCTGGCTCCAAACAAAAGACAGATGCCTTGACGGCCTCTTTGGGGAATAAACAGTGAAAGAGAATTTTCCCCAATGCTTCGCCCTTGTCCTTAAAAACGAAGGCGGGTACGTCGATAACCCTTCCGACCCCGGCGGTGCAACCAACCTTGGTTGTACTAAAGCAACTTGGGAGGCTTGGGTTGGCCATACCGTGACCAAGGACGATATTAAGGCTTTGACGCCTAACGACGTCATGCCCCTGTACAAAGCCAAGTATTGGGATACGATTAAGGGTGACGATCTGCCAGAGGGCGTGGACTATGCCGTCTTCGACTATGCAATTAACTCGGGTCCGTCCCGTGCCGCAAAAGCCCTTCAGTCGGTACTCAGTGTTAATGTCGACGGGCAAATCGGGGACGCCACGTTACGCGCTCTTGAAGCGTCAAACCCTCGCGAAGTTGCTACAGCAGTCTGCGAAGCCCGACTAGCCTTCTTACAATCTCTTCCAACCTATGCTACATTCGGCAAGGGCTGGTCTAGGCGCGTTTCCGAGGTGGAAACCGTTTCCTTTAATATGGTTGGGTAACCTATATGTCACTGACTTACTCGTCATATGTCCAGCAAATTGCGACTTTGGCCGTTGTTCCGGTCACTGACCCCAATTACACGATCATTATTCCTAGCATGATTGACTATGCCGAGTTGCGTATGCAGCGCGACCTAGATTTTCTGTCTACACAGATTAGCACTTCTGCCTACACATTTACGTCTGGAAGTAACCAATTAACTTTACCAACGTCTCAATTTATTGTACCTCAAACCTTTGAAGTTATTGACGGATCAGGCAATTCGTCCCCCCTTTTGGCGGTAGGTAAAGAATTTATACAAAATGTTTACGGATCAGGTTCTACGACAGGCTTACCTCAGTATTTTGCTGTTTATGGTGGCGATACTGCTACTACAGGTAATACGAGCCAATATATGATTGTTGGGCCCACGCCCAACTCTAATTATGCCGTTCGTCTTACCGGAACCGTCCGATCGGCGCCGCTTTCGGCTACCAATACCACTACGTATATATCAACATATCTTCCCGATATGTTTATTTTTGCGTCCATGATTTACATCTCGGCCTATCAACGTAACTTTGGCCGAGCCAATGATGATCCGGCTATGGCTCAAACTTACGAAAGCCAGTATCAGGCTCTCAAGGTAAGCGCGCTTACTGAAGAAAACCGCAAGAAATTTGAGGCGGCTGCTTGGACGTCTTATTCACCTGCTCCTGCAGCAACGCCGTCGAGGTAACCTATGCCTCACGCAACAATCAAATTAAAGCCCGGCGTTGAAACAACAAATACCTTCGCTCTTAACGAAGCGGCATATTCAACATCGCAATTGATTCGTTTTCTTCCCGAGCGAAATGGTCTTGGGTTGGCTCAAAAACTTGGCGGTTGGATAAATTATTTTGGTTCATCAATTGGTTCAAAAATTCGCGCTCTAAAAGGTTGGGCAGATTTAAACGCTGTAAACCATTTGGGTATTGGCGCGGAATCGTCTCTTAGTGTCCTTACAGGAAACAATTTACAGAATATCACGCCTCAAAACACAGTTACCAATACAGCCCCAGTTTTTTCAACAACCGCTGGATCAACTACTGTTACTGTAACCGATTCTGGACTTTCGGCATCCGTATTGGATTATGTGGATTATGTAACCCCTGTTTCGGTCGGTGGTTTGGTATTGTCAGGGCCATATTTGTTGCAAACTGCGGCCGGAACCACGTACTCAATTACGGCAGCGTCAGCAGCTACAACAACGGCTAATACCTCAACAAATTATACGGGTGGCGCGTTTGTTGTTGGCAATACATACCAAATTGTAACTACAGGCGGCACAAGTTTTACAACAATTGGAGCATCTGCCAATACCGTTGGTGTTATATTTAACGCAACAGGAACTGGCGCAGGCATCACGGGGACAGCTAAACTTGTTGGCGTTCCGGCGTTTCAAGTAACAAGCGGGTCTCAAACTGTTACATGTTACCTTGATAACCACGGTTATTCGGTAGGAAGTTCTTTTTATGTTGGCGTATCCACAACTGTTGGTGGCATTACACTGTCGGGCCTTTACACCATTTTGACAGTTCCGAGCGCAAGTTCATTTACCTTTTCTGCGGCTAATACTGCTTCGTCCTCGGCTGGCCCAACCGCCATGAATAGCGGTAATGTCAATTCTAACTTTTATATCGCTGTTGGCCCTCAACCTACCGGTTCGGGATTTGGCGTTGGTGGATACGGCACGGGCGGCTTTGGCGTTGGAACAACGCAAACGCCATCTAACGGCACACCAATTACGGCGACCGATTGGACGCTTGATAACTACGGGTCATATCTTGTCGCGTGTCCGGCGGGTGGCGCAATCTATTATTACGACCCAAGCGGGCAATTGCAGAACGCCCAAATCATTGGTGGCAACGCCCCGCTAGTTAATTCTGGTATGTTCGTGGCCATGCCGCAGCGCCAAATTATTGCCTATGGGTCATCGTTTACGCTGCAGGCCGATCCTATGTTGGTCCGTTGGTGCGACGTAAACAACTTCCAAGTATGGAATGCAACCGTCACCAATCAGGCGGGCTCATTTCGTATTCCTACTGGTTCTAAAATTGTCGCTGGTATTCAAGGACCACAACAAGGTCTCCTATGGACCGATCTTGATATGTGGGCAATGCAATATGTCGGCCCCCCATTGGTTTATGGGTTTAATAAAATTGGTTCAAATTGCGGTGCAGTGTCTCGTCATTGCGTGGGTCAATTAAATGGCGCCGTTTATTGGATGAGCCAAAAACAATTCTTTATGTCTATGGGTTCAGGACCACAATCAATTCCGTGCCCTGTTTGGGATGTGATTTTCCAAAATATTAACACATCGTATCTTTACAAAGTATGCTGCGGCGTAAACAGCCAGTTTAATGAAATTACTTGGTACTATCCATCGGCCAACTCAACGGAAAATGATAGTTATGTTAAATACAATACGGTTCTCCAACAGTGGGATTTTGGGACTTTGGGTCGTACTGCTTGGATTGATCAATCTGTGCTTGGGCCTCCCATTGGTGCTGGCTCTGATAATTGGCTTTATCAGCACGAAGTAGGCAATGATGCGGTTTACAATGGTCAAACAACCGGCATGCAGTCGTCTTTCCAAACAGGTTATTTTGAACTGAACGAAGCCGACAACCTTGTTTTCGTGGATCAAATATGGCCCGACATGAAATGGGGTACGTATAGTGGTAACACAAACGCCACCGTATATTTGACTATTTATTATACCAACTACGCCACTGACACGGCCACATCGCCATCGACCAGTTACTATTCTGGCTCACCGTCCGGTGCGGTTAGCTCGGTTACTTTCCCGATGACGCAGTCGACCGAATACGTTTCTTGTCGTATTAGAGCTCGATATATGTCGTTTTCCCTGTCATCAACCGATACGAATACTTTCTGGCGTCTTGGTGCAATCAAATACCGCTATCAGTTGGATGGGAGGTTCTAATGGCATCACTTGATGATATCCTTACTACCCAGAAAAATGGCGTTGTTGCGATCAATTCCTATGTGAATTTGCTAACAAATCATGCAGGGTCGTATTCAACTAAAGAACTATCCGCGGGGTCGGTGATTAAATCATCTTCAGGCTGGCTTGCAACGGTCAGTGTTATTGTGGCTGGATCAACTCAAGGGTATCTTTATGATGCCACATCGGCCGCTTCTGGTTCTCGCATTTATGCCGTGCCCAACACGCTCGGTGTGTATCAAGTGCAAATACCATTTGCCACCGGTCTTTATTTCTCGCCCGGAAGTGGGTCAATCATTTCTGTAGGATATTCGTGATGCCATTAACGCCGGGTAAGTCACAAAAAACGATCAGTCACAACATCTCCGAGATGATCCACGCGGGCCACCCGCACGATCAGGCCGTGGCAGCGGCGCTGTCGACCGCGCGCAAAACAAAAGCCGAGGGCGGCAATTTTACCATAACCAAAACTGGTCCCGGCGCTTTTATGGGTAATCCGTTAAAAGAGAAAATCGAACCCGTTAACGATACAACGGTCAAGCATCAGCACATGCTGCATGAAGGCCCGATCCGTTCGCCTGTCGCCGGCCGCACTGACCATCTTCCCATGACGGTGGCTTCTGGTTCATTTGTGATCCCTGCTGATATCATATCTAAAAAGGGTGAAGGAAATACCGAGGCAGGATTTAAAGTAGCCCAAGAACTCTTTAATCCTAAAAGTGGGGGATATAAAATATCTCGCCACATGTTTGCCTCGTCGCCGTATTTTCAAGAAAGTAAACAACCTTACCAATCCGGTAATATGCCTTATTCCGCTGGTGCAACTCCTTATGGAGCCCATTTAGCGACAGGGGGCAGTACCCCCGAAGATTCCCTTCCCGTCGAAATTATAGCGGCGGGCGGCGAATATGTTATACCGCCACGGGTTGTCCGTGAAATTGGCGGTGGTGACATCGACTATGGCCACGACATCCTTGATCACTTTGTGGTCGAATCTCGTAAAGATTTAATTAAAACACTTCAAAAATTACCGGGGCCAAAGAGGGACTAATGACAGATATTAGATTAGGCACACCTGACGACGAAGCCGCCATGCTAGATTTGGCTCTCCGCGCTTGGGAAGAAAATGGGATTAAAGATGTAAATCCCGAGAAAATGCTGGGCATGATCCGACCCGCTTTGTACCTCTGGGAAGGGCTTGTTGGGATCATAGGGGAACCCGGCAAAAAGATTGAAGGGGCGGTCCTTTTAAGAGTCAGCAAAATGTGGTATTCGGATAGCTTAATGCTTGAAGAAAAGGCCATTTTTGTCGACCCTGAGTTTAGAAGCGCGAAAGGCGGCCGCGCTCGAAGGCTTTGTGAGTTCTCTAAAAAGGTAGCCGATGAATTGGGCTTGCCGCTCATTATTGGTGTTCTTTCGAACAACAGAACCGCGGCTAAGGTAAAATTGTACGAGCGTTCGTTTGGTCCGCCAGCGGGGGCTTTTTTCTTATACAACGTCCATACTGGACATGAAGAGCATATGACGGAGCAATAAGATGGGTGGCAAGACTGGAACAACAACGTCTAGCGTATCTATCCCGCCCGAGGTACTGGCGCGGTATAACTCCGTTAACGCTCAGG